GGTTGGTCAAATCTACTAAGAGATAAATTTGTAGTCACTAACCTTGCGCAAGCAGGAGTTAGTGAATACAAGATTTACAAGCAATTGGATACGATCCGTTGGCTAGATAGTTATGACACATTCATTATAAGTCACACTAGCCCTTATCGTGTACATACAGCAAAACATCCTGTACACAGTGAAGATAAACTGCATAATAACGCAGACTTAATTTATTCTGACATTGAATATCATAGTAAGCGTTGGCGCAACCTATTTAATTTTGGCTTGCGCAGTGCAATGGGCTTCTTTAATCATCACTATGATATGGAATATTTTGAGACAACATATCGTCTTTATCGTAAAGCCATCGGTGATAGACTAAAATACAAAAACTATATCGTAGTCAACTTCTTTAAAGATATGGAACGTTACTATCAGGAAGATAACATCATAGACTTTTCAGATATGATACCTGAACATAGTGGCTTTATCAATCATTTATCAGAGTATGGAAATAAGTTGGTCTATGAAAAACTTTTGGAAAAACTTTAATCCTTTTCTCTTGCTTTTACAGCCATAATTTAGTATAGTGTAACTATGGCTAATCCCGTTATTCTCAATTATATCAAAAATCACGTAGACAGTAAGGGTGTGCCCACAATCTCAAATGACAAGTGGAACACCTTTATTACTCAGCATTCACAACAAGATATCAAGGAAGCACTTGCTGAATATATCATAGCCAATAATATTTCATTCCCTATTAAGGGAATTACTCAGCAAGAGTTCGAAGATAACTTTTTGAAGTTCTGTAAAACTTCTATGCTTGATGAGTACAAAGATTTTGATACTGTATTAGAAAAGTATCAATACAAATACAAGTATGAAGATAAGCCATTAGGTGTAATCGACAAGTCACATGTATATAACAAGTCTAGCGATTACTTTCAAGAACTAAATCGTATGAAGTGTGGTAGCACACTTGTAGACAGTCCTTATAATATTTGGACTACAAAGCATAAACTTGCTAAAATGAATTGGCACTTTTGGCGTAAAGGTGCGTTAGGTACTAGCGATATTTGTGCGGCTACATTCCGTAGTGCATTTCGTTTAGGTACATATACTGCTACACAGTTTAAGCCTAGTGTTGCAAAGGCACTATATGAAAAGCACAATGCTATTAATATACTTGATACAAGTTGTGGATGGGGAGACAGACTTGTAGGATTCTACGCTACACCCAACACACGAATTTATGTAGGGTGTGATCCTAACCCGGATACATTTGCAGTGTACAAACAGCAATGCATTGAGTATGAACGTTTACTAGGTGGTAAGCCAATTATTGTAGAAAATGTCAACTATTTTAGTTGCACGGGCGTTAAACATGTAGAGATATGGAATCTACCGAGCGAAGATGTTGATTGGAAGTTGTATGAAAACACATTTGACTTTTACTTTACATCACCTCCTTACTTTGAAACTGAAAAGTATGCAGAGTCAACTAGCAAGGTAGATGAACAATCTTGGAAGCGTTATCCCGATTACCAGTCATGGAAGAATGATTTCTTCTTTAAGGTAAATCGAATGGTGTGGGATACATTAACTGACGATGCATATATGATGATTAATATTGTTCCACCGTTAAGAGTACGAAGTAAGACTAATCTTTGTGATGAAATGGTTGATGATATCAAGACCTATCCTAATGCACATTATTTGGGTAAGATCGGAATGCGATTACAGGCTAGACCTCACGTGATCAGCAAGACAAAGAACGGTATCTACATTGAACCTATCTATGTGTTCAGAAAAAACAACAATAATTACCCAAAATCTGATGATTTCCACCATTTATTCAGTTTTAAGGCTTGACTTTAATTTAAAGACTAAATACAGTATGACTATGACACAAGCAAAGAACACAGCCGCACTTACGCTACTAGCGATTCCGTTAGCAGGCATCATTGCCCATGCGCTATATAAATTAGCACTAGAGGTATGGTGCATTGCATATGGTCTTATCTACTAAGGAGAGAAGCATGAACAAGTTACTATTAGGTACTATTTTTGCAGGACTGTTTTTAACTGCTAGCCCTGCTAGTGCCCAACACTGGGATCATCGCAGTGGAGTTGATCACGGTGGACGCCAGCATCCCGGCAGTTACAGAGAAATTCAGTGGCAACGTCATCACCATCATCACCATCACCGCCATCATCGTCACGGAAGATTGAACACTACTGAAAAGATTATCATTGGTGCAGTCATCGGCGGCGTAGTAGTCGATGCAATTCACCGTAATCGCACTGTAGAGCCTGTTGTTGTAACTCCAATCCCTGATTGTTATTATTTGCGTAGGCAAGACAACTTTGGTAATATTTACTACGAGCGTATTTGCCGATAATTGAATGAAAGTACGTTGTATAGATGCATGGGATAGTATCCATGATCAAGAAGCCTTTGTTCGTGATGTGACAGAAAATCATTATGATCGAATAATTATCTTTGGTCATAGAGAAATTGAACTACTAGTCCTAAAAAATAATCCCCATTTATTATCATTGCCAATTGAGAGTGTAATTGGTGCGGGAGAATTTATTGTCCCTAGACAATATCCAGTGACCAGTCACTGGAAAGAATGGTTTTTCATGCAATCATTGTCGCATTGGAAGGCTAATCATAAATTGCCTACTGAATATATTAAGCACGAAAAGAAATATCATTTTGTATCAATGAATGATCGAGGTCATGAGCATCGTTGCTACATGATAGATCAATTAGCAAAATACAATTTAATTGAAACTAACGCAGTCTCATGGAGAAATCATTTTTATAGCAGTGAGTTTAAGTTTGATTGGCAGTATTTTCAACCTAGAAAAATTATGTTAGATGGCCCTGAGGGTTATGATAAAGATAGGGCTTGGTTTAACTTACCAAAACAGTATAATCAATCATGCTTTCAATTGATAAGTGAAAGCGCAATGGATGCAACATTCATTACAGAAAAGACTGTGGGCGCATTGTTTAACTTTATGCCTTTTATTACTATTGGTTCAAAGCATTTTTATAAACAACTCAGAACTTTAGGCATTGTTGATTATGATGAATTGTTTGACTATTCATTTGATGAAGTAGATGATAATAATCTACGCACGGATATAGTGATCGAAAATGTCAATAGATTAGTCCAAATGCCTTTACATGAATTAGAACTTTTAGTAGACTCTATCAAAGATAAATTGATTTACAATTTTCATAGGTCGTGTGAGATTTCTTTATCATATGATAAATGGCATCCATTAGCATTAGAGACAATAGACGTTTATAATACAACCGGTGAAGTTTATAATCAATCTATAATCAACACTTATGTAACATTGGTGGGGCATTTTAATAAATAAGAATATTGCTGTATGAAGCAATGAAAAATAAGTCTTGGACCCGGGGGCGGTACCCGGCAGGTCCACCATAGACACATTGTTTAGTTATGGGTTTGGCCCCGGGATTTGCGTATGCGAGTCGGCAGTGTGTCTATGATGGGCCTGAAATAGGATCGACAGGGCAAAGAGTATCAGAGTGGACAGCACGGCAAGGTAGAAGTCGTTAGGATTGGGGGAACCCGGTCGAAGAAGCAGAAAACATAATTGCAAATGACAATTATTACACTGAGGAACTACGCCTAGCGGCGTGAGTCTCACGGGGTTGACTACCTTGTAACCCAATAGTCAGAAAAGGCACTTCGGTGCCTTTTCTTTTGGTTAAACTGACTAAATACTAGAATGAAGAAGTATCGATCCATTTTTATTTCAGACGTTCACCTTGGTACTAAAGATAGCCAAACAGGAAAACTTAACAACTTTTTGAAACATAACAGTTGCAATACATTATATTTGGTCGGGGATATCATAGATGGATGGAAGATACAACAAAATAAATGGCGTTGGAAACAAAGTCACACTAATGTAGTTCGTAGAGTATTAGGTCATGCCAAACGTGGAACTAGAGTGGTATACGTAGCGGGCAATCACGATGAATTTTTAAGAACAATGATACCCTACAATTTTACTTTTGGTTTGATAGAAATTCATAACCAAATAGAACATGTCGGTGCTGATGGCAAACACTATCTAGTCATACATGGTGATTTGTTTGATGGCATTACTAGACTAGCGCCTTGGATAGGATTTTTAGGGGACAAAGCGTATGATATCATTTTATCGCTTAATAGCAGATTCAATTGGATCCGTCATCGTATGGGTTTTGGGTATTTTAGTATTAGTAAATATCTTAAACACAAAGTAAAAAAAGCGGTTGATTTTATATTCCAGTTTGAAAAAAACTTGGCAGCATATTGTAAAAAAAGAGATTACGATGGAGTTATTTGTGGACACATACACCACGCAGAGATCAAAGAGATAGACGGCGTTACATATATGAATGATGGTGACTGGGTAGAATCATGTACTGCACTAGTAGAACATCATGATGGTCGTTGGGAAATCGTAACTTGGACTAAGGAGAAAGATGATGAAAGTAAAGAAGATAGTAAAGAAAATGTATCAAGCAATATTGAACCATGATGAAGCAAAAGAAAAAGAGTTGTGGCTAAAGGCATTGAACAAATCATTAAAAAATAAACACACTCAAGTTATTAGATAATGTTACAAGATAAAATTACTATTGTGGTTCCTTGCAAAAATGAAGAAAACTATATTCACCATTTATTAGAATCATTGCATCAACAAAATGTTGGTAGTACTAGAATTATTATCGCTGATTGTTCTACTGATAACACTAGACAAGTTATCAGAGATAACAGTGGTTCATTGAATGTAGAAATCATAGAAGGTGGTCCTGTTTCATTTGCAAAAAACAATGGTGCCCGACTGGTTACTACTCCTTACATCTTATTCATTGATGCTGATGTTAGGTTCTTTAAAAACACTGTTATTAAAGATGCAGTGAATGAAATTGTATCTAGTAATTTGGATCTTATCGGATTAAACATCAAGTGCTATGACAATGATATTAGAGCAATCATAGGCTTCTCTATCTTCAATGTAATAAATCACATATTGAAATATTTTTCTCCGTTTGCAGTTGGGGCGTTCATGCTTACCCGTAGAGATAAATTTATAGAATTTGGTGGGTTTCCTGAAAAGACTGTTACCTCAGAAGATTATTTCTTGTCAAGGATGTATAGTCCTAAAAAGTTTAAGATTGTCAATCATTATTTTGGTCAGGACAGTCGTAGATTCAAGAAGATGGGCTACTTTGGTATGGCTTCATATCTTGTCAAAAACTTTATTAATCGCAACAATAAAGCATACTGGGATAAACTAGACGGATCCAAATATTGGAATTGAAAAATACTCTTATAAATACTTTGATGAACCCTGATTATATTGAAATACTGCCCGACTACAGGGTTGACCTAGACCTACTCTTAGACGAGTATAATATAGTAAAGCAGTTATTATCTGACCGTAGACGCCCAAATAGCCCAGTATTAATTCAACGTGCATTAAATCTAGTACAGGGTTTTAGACCTAGCGACACACTTGAATCATTACCATATACACTATCTGTAGTCAAACACTTGATGGTATACAATTTCAACACTGTAACATATAGATGCATTATGCCTGACACATGCTATGGCTGGCACACTGATTTTAGTCAAGTTTGTCTACATATACCATTGATAACAAATGAGGGTTGCAGATTTGTATATGAAGATCGGGCATTTCACATGCCAGCAAATGGGTCAGTCTATATAGTAAACAATGAAAAACCTCATTCATTCATGAACGGCGGTCAAGAACCTAGAATTCACATTACATTTGAGAATTTTGGGACAAAACCCCTACGATAAAGCCCAAATCACGTAATCTTTTTTACTGGCTCATGCGTTATATTAGTACACAGTCATATTTCATGCTGTGTATTTTATAAAGGAAAAATCATGAAATTAGCAATCGCAACCCTAGTATCACTTTTCGCAGTAACCTCAGCATTCGCACAAGCGCCTGCTAAGAAGGAAGAAGCAAAGCCAGCCGCAACTGCACCTGCGGCAGCACCTGCGGCAGCACCAGCAAAGCCTGCTGAAAAGAAGACTGAGCCTGCAAAAAGTGAAGCAGCCAAACCTGCTACACCAGCAAAGGCCGAGGATAAAAAAGCCGAAGCTGCTAAGAAGTAATCCAACACGATTAAGTCTCTTTCTTAACTCAAATCCAAATTGGATTTATATAGATGATGAGGATATACTCAGCGGATATAGAATACCAAATGGACCAAAAAGAAATAGGGATATTGATCATGCAGACGATGATCTTAGTGACTATGTTAAGTTTAGACTTTGGCTAGCAAGACAGTTAGCACTAAGAAAATATGTCGAAAAGTGGGGCTAGTCCCCACTTTTTTCCTTATGTAGTTCTTAGATAAATATATCTATGGACATTAAAGAACTCAATTCATTCAAACTATCAGATGCCGTGAAGTTTCACGACAAGTTGAACCCTAATCTTTGGATGGGTAGCAGATTAGATCCTGCTGTAAAAAAGCAGTTATTATTGATTGCTGAAGATTTCATTACTGAATTGGGTATTAAAGATTTAGACGTAGAAGACGTAACCATATCAGGGTCTAATGCGGCTTATACATATACTCCTCATAGTGATTTAGATTTACATATCTTAGTTGATATGGATAAATTCCCTGCTGATGAAGTTTATCGTGAATTGTTTCAAGCAAAAAAGACATTGTACAATGACACACATGATATCAGTGTTCACGGTGTACCAGTAGAATTATACGTACAAGACAAGAATCAACCTGTAGTTAGTTTGGGTGAGTATAGTTTATTGAAAGATAAATGGCTCAAGTTTCCAACTAAGCGTAGGGCAAATTTAGATCAAAATGCTACAAGAGCAAAGTACGAACGATTAAAAGAACTTGTAGAACTTGCATTAAGAACACGTGATTTAGAACGTGTGACTAAAGCACTATCATTGATCAAGCGTTATAGAAAAGCAGGACTAGACAAAGGCGGTGAGTTTAGTCCAG